GTTATTGAACTTGAAACCCAAGCCATGAAACAAGAACGCTCACAAAAATAGTCATTAATGTCATCATTGCTATTTAAAACAACATCAAACTCTGCTAAATGTATTTCACAATGAGCACAGTCAGTTGTAAATAAATCACCTGCGTCCTCATGACTAAATGGATTATCTACTTCTGTAAATAATTCATCATAAAGGTTATTAGTAACAACATCCTCTAATTGTGACAATCTTGCTTTCTTGTCTGCTAATACTTTTTTCCAATCTGTAGCCATTTTTGACCTACCTCTTTCTGCAACCTATATGTTGCTATCAATTAACATGATTAATTCTTAGCAAAATATAAATATCGACCTCGATTAATTACAGCATTTTTTATTAGCAAAGTATCGTGAACAGATGAGTATGAAAACCTCGCTGGGTTGTCCCCCCGCTTTCTTAAAGCTTGCAGAAGTTTTGATGTGTTAAAGTCAGGGTCACTCCAAACTGACTAATAATACTAAATAAGAGAAATAAGGCCTCCTGATAAATTGATTGCGTTCATACTATTTATTTTAATGTATAATTTGCAATATGCAATTAACAATTGCACTAAATACGTTGAAAACGTTGATTTTTACATTTTAAATGCCTTAAATAAGGCGTCTAAGATACCTAAAAAAAAATTTAAAAAATTTGCTAAGAATATATATATATGACGAAATTTTTGCACATTAAGTTAGTATTAAGACATGGAACGCAAAATATTTAAAAGTAAAGATGAAAAAAAAGAAAATGACATTAAACAAGTCATAGGATATAAATTTAAAGACCCAGTTATATGGCAACGCCTGATTGAAGCATTGCAGGTTGGAAGTTATATTGAGGACGCTTGTCGCTATGCAGGAATATCATCACGACAATTTAGAACGTGGCGATCACTTGCTGATGAAGGAGTTGAACCTTACGCAACTAAATGGGAAGAAGTACGCAATGCAGAAAGTACATCAATAATATCTAATCTTGCAAATATAAAAAAAGCAGGACAAGACGGAAGTTGGCAGGCAAGTGCATGGCTCTTGGAACGTAAATATCCAGACAAATTTGCTAGGCGTGATAAGGTTGAGGTACAAACAGACAATAAGAAGTTTGATGTTGAGTTATACTGGGCAGACGGAAATATCATTGATGTAGATGACGCAGAAGTAATTGAAACTTCCGAAACTTCCGATACTAAAAAAGACAAAGACAATGAGTAAAGAACCTAAAGACATAAATAAAGAGTTTGAAAAAATAACAAACAATCTAAATATGAATATTGAAGTGTTTGATTTTCCTAACGATGACGCTTTAGTAAGTGACTTATACGATCAATTTACTTTTGAAATGCTTAATAGTGTTGTGATGATACCTTTTACTTTTATTGCTCAACTACCTGATGTTGTATTTGATGAAGTTATAAATATATTACGTGAACTGCATGACGGAACAGACAACTACTAAATTAAAAATCAAACTTCCTAGTTTGCATAAAGGACAAATTAACGTTGCTAAATCTAATGCACGTTTTAAAGTTTTATCAGCAGGTAGGCGTTGGGGAAAAACAAGATTAGGTGTTTGGTTATGTCTTGCAACTGCAATGCGTGGTGGTCGTGCATGGTGGGTTGCTCCTACATACGCAATGGCGTTAGAGGGTTGGAAAGATTTACGCGTAATAGGTGCAAGGTATGGAATGATTGTTAAAGAGAGTGAAAAGACATTAATTACTCAAACAGGTGGAATGGTATCTGTTCGTTCAGCAGATAATCCTGATAGGTTAAGAGGTGCAGGTCTTGACTTTATTGTATTAGATGAGTGTGCCTTTATGAAAGAACAAACATGGAAAGAAGTATTACGTCCTACACTTACTGAACGTCAAGGTGGTGCATTGTTTATCTCAACTCCTAAAGGTTATAACTGGTTTCAACGTTTATACGAGGACGCACAAAATTTAGATGATTGGGAAACATGGCAATTGCCTACTACAACTAATCCTTATGTGCCTGTTAGTGAACTTGAAATAGCAAAGAAAGAAATCGGCTCTTTTTTATATAGTCAAGAGTATGAGGCACAGTTTGTTGAGGCAACAGGTGGAATAATAAAACCACAATGGTTTAAACATTATAAGAGAACACAACAAATTGAATATGACAAAATAGGAATGGAAACAACAGTTGAGTATTACCAACTAGACGATCAATTAGTTAGAGCAGACGAATTGTCTATCTTTACAACAGTTGACCTTGCAACATCAACAAATGAAAACGCTGACTATACAGTTATAATGACGTGTGCAAAAACTAAAGATGATGATTTGCTTGTTCTTGATGTTATTAGGCAACGCATTGAGGCACCTGACATTATTCCTGCATTAAAAGTAAATCTACAAAATTATAATCCTGCTTTCATAGCGATCGAAAAAGCTGGGTTTCAATTGTCATTAATTCAAATTGCAATGCGTGAAGGTTTGCCTGTTCGTGAATTAAAAGCAGATAGAGATAAGGTTGCACGTGCATTGCCTTTGTCTGCAAGAATGGAGGCTGGTAAAGTATGGTTTGATAGGCAAAGTATGTGGTATTCTAATTTAGAAAGAGAGTTATTACAATTTCCAGCAGGTGAACATGATGACCAAGTTGACGCTTTAGCGTATGCAGTATTGCAAAGTGTTCGTCAAGGAAAATATAAGGCATATTGATTATGGAGGCAAGAGCATTGGACAAAGGGGTTGTGATTTCCACTAATGCGTTCACCATAACCCCAATGTCCTTAGAAAGAATTATATGAGTGAAAGACGTAAACTAAGCGACATAATATTTAATCGATCAACAAGTGAAAGAAAATACTTTAACTTTTTTCGTGATGACGCCAGTTATTATGGAAACAATAATTTCTTATGGGGTTGGAATACAAAAGCTGGTGAGTGGAATGTTGAGAGTATGGGCAATGGTGCAAGTAATTCAGCAGTCGTTGCTTGTTTACAATTACTTGGTACATCATTTAGTGAGGCCAATCTAGTAGTCGAATTTAAAACAGAAAGTGGTGAAACAGAATACTTGCCTAATCATCCTTTAGAAACATTAATGCAACGTCCTAATCCTTATATGTCTGGTGATGTACTTGCACAATATATGATTAATGCCTTGCACGTATCAGGTGACGCATACTTACTTAAACAAAGAAACAATGCAGGACAAGTTATAGGTTTATATCCATTAATGCCTGAAAACGTCACACCAAAAGGTAATAAGGTTGATTTAATAACTCACTATGAATATGAGAGCAATGAGCAAAACATAATTGTATTACTTAAAAAAGATGTAGTTCATATTCGTTTAGGTTTAGACCCAACTAATCATAAAGTTGGTTTCTCACCTCTCAAAAGTGTTTTGCGTGAAATATATGGTGATGAAAGTGCAGGACAACTTGCAACATCATTATTAAGCAACATGGGTGTGCCTAGTGTTGTTATTACTCCTGCTGACAATTATGGATTAACAGATACAGACGCAGAACAAATAAGTAAAACGTATCAACAAAAAGTAAGTGGTCGTAATAAAGGAATGCCTTTAATTTTGTCAGGACAAATGAAACTTGAAAAAATGTCTTTTAGTCCTACCGAACTTGACATAGGAACACTTAGGCGTGTACCAGAGGAACGTATTTCAGCAGTATTAGGCGTACCAGCAATTCTTGCAGGTCTTGGTGCAGGTTTAGATAGTGCAACATATTCAAACGCAAGAACATTAAGAGAGTTATTTACTGAAAACAAATTAATACCAACATGGCGATTAGTCGCACAAGAAATTACTCATCAATTATTAAATGTAGATTATTTAAACGATACTGAACTTGTTGCAATTTATGACTTTAATAATGTTCGTGCTTTACAAACAGATTTAAACGAAACATATACAAGATTAAATGTTGCTGTACAAGGTGGTTGGATGTCTATTGCAGAGGCAAGACGTGAAGTTGGATTACCAGTACAGGAAAATCAAGATATATATTATGTTCCAAATAATAAAATTCCAACACCTGCTGACTTGTTAAACGATACAGGCGAAGTAACTATACCAACGTTTGATGAAATTGAAACTGAGGCAGAGGAACAAGCAGAGATAGTTGATGAAACAATTGAGGAAAGCAGTATTGATCGTGAAATTGAAACTAAAAGAATTGAAATAATAGATGGTGAGTATTGCGTTTATAGTGAGGAAACAAATAAATTGTTTGGTTGTTATCCAACACAAGAATTAGCACAAGCACGACTTGAACAAATTGAACGTTTTGGTGAACAAGGTAAAGCAATGCTTGATGAAGATATTTTTGATAATCCTATTGAGGCAGAGGAAAGAGCAAAAGTATTAGGTTGCTATATTGGTGACGGAAATAGTCATCATGAACATCAAGACGAGGACGGCAATTTAGTTTATATGCCTTGTAATACTCATGAGGAATACGAACAAATAGTAGAGAGTTAAACATGGCTCTATATGACGATTTAGATTTTACAATTCCAAAAGGTGCAAAAGAAGAGGCACAACGTGGTTTAGATTGGCGTAAAGAATTTGGTCGTGGTGGTACAAGTGTTGGTTTAAATAGTGCAAGATACATCTTAGACAATACAACAGCAGGAGCAGAAAAAGTAAGACATATTGCTCGATACTTTCCACGTCATGAAGTTGATAAAACAGCAAATGGTTATAAACCTGGTGAGGACGGATATCCAAGCAATGGTCGTATTGCATGGGCATTATGGGGTGGTGACGCAGGTCGAAATTGGTCACAAAAATTAGTACGTGCAATGAATAAAAGAGATGAGGAGGCTAAGTCAATAAGTGAACTTGTTAAACGAATAAACAAAACAAAAGATTTAGAACAAGAGTTTCTTGCAAGCGAGTTTGAAAGTAAAGAAACTAAAGATGAATTATGGAACAGCTTTAATGATTTACTTACACCATGGGATTCAACATTAACTAAAGAATATTTTGAATTATTACGAGTACAAGAGTTTGACGCAATTCAATTAATTAAACAATATCCAAACAACTTAAATGCAGTACAAGGAATAATTAATTCTCAAATTGATCGCACTACAAAGAATTGGAAAGCTGATTTATATGACTTATATCTTTCAATGGGTACTGACTTTGCCTTTTATCAAATTGAATTGTTATTACCTGAAACAATTAAACGTGTTAAACAACAACCACCAAGACGATTAAAACCAAGACAACAAATAATAGCAAATGGATTTTTACCTATACGAACATCAAACGCATTAATACCAATGCAACCTTTAGTGCGTAATAGTGAAAGTATTAAATTTGTAAGCGATCGCTTAGATACTGTATTACCAGAGTTAGCTAATACAACAAAGAAAAGATTAAACGTTGCTTTAAGACGTGGTGTACAACAAGCACAAGAGTTAGGTTTAACAGGAACAGCATTCAATGATTATGTTGCTAATGAAATATCAGACGTGTTAGGTAAAAGACGATTAAACAGAGCATTGACAATTGCACGAACAGAAGGCCTTGCAATAAGTCAACATGGTATGGAACAAGCAGTAAAGAAATCAAAACTTGATGTAGAAAAAGAATGGATAACTAGACGTGACGGATTAGTTCGTGACCCACATAGACGCATAGACGGAAAACGAGTACAATTTACAAAGCAGTTTAATGTTGCTGGTTATAAAATGGATTATCCAGCAGACACTAAATATGGTGCGACACCAAACTTAGTGGTAAACTGTCGTTGTAGTTTGATTTATCATAGAAAAAGGCGTAGGAGTATATGAAAGAGATAAAAAGCGTTCACTCAATACTTACTGATGATGTTGAGGGCAAAGTAGAGGCAGTATTTTCTGTATTTAATGAAATTGATAGTGATGGTGACGTTGTTCGTCCTAACTCAATTAAAAGTGGTTATGGTGACAAAGGCGTTGCAATGGTATGGGGTCATGATTGGAAAGATGTTATCGGCAGAGGTGAAATAGTACAAGATAACAATAAAGCAGTTTTTAAAGGTCAATTTATTATGGACACAGAAAGAGGACGTGACGCATACAATGTGGTAAAAGCTATGGGCGATTTACAACAATGGAGTTTTGGTTACGAAGTTGTTGATAGTGAAAAAGGTATGTTCCAAAGTAAAGACGGAGAATTGGAACAGGAAGTGAGATTTTTAAATGATGTTAAAGTTTGGGAAGTTTCGCCAGTATTGGTGGGAGCAAATCAAAACACATACACAATTGGTGTTAAAGAATTTAGTAAAGATGACTTATCCA